GAAAACGCAAAGTGGGAAGATGTGCCGCAAAAAATCCAAGAGGCATTCAATCAAATGCTCAAGGGTGGTCTCGGCATATACCTCCATGGTGCCGTAGGTACAGGGAAAACCCACATCTGCTACGCGATCAAAAAGCACTACGAAATACCATCCAATGGCGCCTCAATCGGCCGATACTTGCGCCTATGGAACGTCGTCGATCTCATACACGAAATACGTTCTGACTTCGACCGCGATCCATACAGCAAGCGCCGACCCGAAGAAGATCTGACAGACCCACAAAATAGACACATCCTCATCCTCGATGACATCGGTGCCGAAAAGGCGACTGACTTCGTCGCAGAAACCCTCTACCGCATCGTGAATTACCGCTATATCCACCAACTCCCAACCATCTTCACCAGCAACTGCTCCCTACAGGAACTGGCCGATAAGATCGGGGAACGCAGCACCTCGCGCATCGTCGAAATGTGCGACATCATAGAATTAACTGGCGGCGACCGCCGCATAAAACATGACACAATACAAAATTAAAGCCCCCGTCGGTTCGATCGTCACACCAAAGGAAATCATGACGGAAGCCGAGATACGCGCATTTGTGCCGCAACTCGTGCAAGATCCCGAACAGCACGAAACATGGGTCGAAAAAGCAGCTAAGGACCCGATCGAAGAAGTCATCGAATGGCTCACAAATGCCAGCTTCTCGGTCGAAAAAATCGAATCATGAGCCTCAAAATTCTAGTAGAAGATTACCTTGACGAACAGCCTCTCTTCCGTGAACGCAAAAACAAGGATCGAGGCATCGTGAATCTCCTCATTAACCGCTATGGACTGCAACACGCGATTCAGGCGGGCTACATAACCAAAGACCGACTCGTGGCCATGGTGCAAGACTTTGCTTCCATGGACAGGGCATGGCGCAAATCCCTCGAGGACAACCCACGTTGGCGCGGGAGTGACTATGACGAAAAAGACCAACTAGAAGCAAATGCAATGAAAAATCTAGGCTACAATGTGAAAAATGTAGGCCCAGCTGAAGCAGTCGCGGAGCAAAGTCATCAACCAACACTCCTACACTCCTATGACACACTTAATTATTAACGGCATAGGTTGGGCACTTCTGTGGATTATTGGTATGTTTGTCGTCCCAATCTTGTCTGCCATCGTATCAATAATTCTGTTCGAAGCCGAAGTCGATACGGCAAACGTAGTCTTCTGGGTAATGCTCGTGCTGTGGTGGGTTGGTACCGCAGTGCTCCTCATCCTCATATGACCGAAAAATCTAAAAAGCCGAACATAAAAGACACCATCGCCGCCATCAAAAAGCGCTTCGGCAATGACGCCATCATGACATTAAATGAAAAACCAGCGGTCGACGTGGATGTAATACCCACTGGCTCCGTCGGCCTTGATCACGCGCTCGGCGTAGGTGGTTTGCCGCGCGGCCGAATTATCGAAATCTTCGGGCCCGAGGCCAGCGGTAAAACTACCCTTGCGCTCCATATAGTCGCCGAAGCCCAGAAGAAAGGCGGTGCTTGCGCCTATATCGACGCAGAACACGCCCTAGACCCGAAATACGCCAAAAACATCGGGGTGGACATAGAAAAACTGTTTATATCCCAGCCAAATGGGGGAGAGGAGGCCCTGCAAATAGCAGACCAAATCGTGAAAGACGGGGCATTCTCGGTGGTTATCATCGACTCGGTAGCCGCCCTGACCCCCCGAAGCGAAATAGATGGCCAGATAGGGGATATGCAAATGGGTGCCCAAGCCCGCCTAATGAGCCAAGCCATGCGTATGATGACCGCCAGCATATCCAAATCCAATACCCTTGTGGTGTTTATAAACCAAATTCGCACAAACATCGGAGGATACGGGAATCCTGAAACTACCGCAGGAGGCCGCGCTCTAAAATTCTATGCTTCGGTGCGCATAGACATAAGACGTACCGCAACCATAAAAAAAGGAGAACAACCCATAGGTTCGCAAGTAAAGGCCAAAGTAGTTAAAAACAAGGTGGCTGCACCATTTAGGGATTGTGAATTTCAGATAATCTACAACGAGGGCATAAGTAGAACTGGCGAGATACTGACTTTGGCCGAGCTGCTAAAAATTGTAGACAGAAACGGTGCATTCTACACCTATGGTGAGGAGAAACTGGGTCGTGGGTATGATTCGGCGCGGCAATACTTGAAAGAAAACCCAGAGGTCGCAGAAAAAATAATTAAAGACATACATTCGTCACACACCGAGATATGAAAACAGTAGAGTTATTTTGCGGCACAAAATCATTCTCCAAGGTTGCAAACCTCCACGGGATGGAAACATTCACGGTGGATAACGACCCGCAATTCGGAGCTACCATAACCGATGACGTTCGGCACGTTTCCAAGTTCCTTCCCAATAAACCAAAAATACTATGGGCATCACCACCATGTACCGCGTTCTCGGTGGCTTCGATTGGTAAACATTGGGGAGGAGGATTCCGAGCGTACATTCCCAAAACAGACACAGCCAGGATTGGCAAAGAGCTGGTGTTGTCTACTATCGAAATAATAAAGGAAATAAAACCGAAATGGTGGTTCATAGAAAATCCAAGGGGTGTATTGCGGAAGATGCCATTCATGGACGAATGGTTAAAACAATCTGGTGGGGTGCGACACACAGTTACATATTGCCAATACGGAGATGTCCGCATGAAGCCGACCGATATTTGGACAAATGCTACATGGTGGAAGCCACTACCACCATGTAAAAACGGAATGAATTGCCACGAATCTGCCCCAAGGGGATCCAAAACAGGAACCCAGGGATTAGATGGAGCAAAGAATCGCGGAAAAATACCGCAAAAACTGTTCGAAGAAATCATAGAGCAGATGCAAATATGACATATATCCAAAGATCAGGAAACAAATACCATGCCAAGAGTACCGAGTATAACGGACATGTTTATCACTCTAAACTCGAGGCGGCATATGCCCAAGAGCTTGATTTGCGAGTCCGAGCAAAAGACATAAAAAGTTGGGACCGACAGGTTAAACTCGATCTGCGCGTGAATGGTCAGAAGATTTGCTCATACTACATAGATTTTGTTATACTACACAATGACGACTCAAAAGAGTATGTCGAGTGCAAGGGTGTTGAGATGGAGGTTTGGAAATTAAAGTGGCGAATTCTTGAAGCAACATTCGATACGGACTTCCGACAACATCCAAATGATCAACTCACAGTCATGAAGCAAACATCTTGGGGCTCACCACGAAAACGATGAAAAAAACACGACAACCAAAACCATGCGAGTATTGTGGGACAGTATTTGAGCCAGTTCCTTATCATGTGCGAAAGGGGTACGGAAAATACTGCACGCACCTTTGCTATTCAAAAGCGATCACAGGAAGAAAACTTTCCAAAGAACACAGAGAAAAATTGCGAAAGCATTTGAAGTCTCTTAAGAGAACGGAGTCGTGGCGTAAACATATTGCCCTCGCAAAGACGGGTGCGAAAAGCCTCCTTTGGAGAGGCGGCATAACCGATAATCGCATATGCGGGGTGGTTCTCGGCAGGAAAAGTGAATACTTCAATTGACGGATCCTATGGCTCGAATGGTGATGCGATCTTCTTCTTCACTACAGACGACATTTATGTCGAGTGGAGAGGTGATTACATGCTTGCCGACCAGCCCCTCAAGATGACGACCCAACCCGAGCTTGTAAGACAAATAAAGTAACACCAACCATGCCGCGCCCCAAACGAGAAAAACCATCAAAGCCCGACACAGTAACCCGAACGCAGACGTTTGCTGGTGTGATTCGCAAAGGCCCCGACGGCCAGAAGAAGCTTGTCGTCAAAAGCCAGCGGTGGTATCAGTACCAGATCAATAAGTTCAAGGACGGAGAGCAAGTAACCCTCGAAGTCCACAACCGAAAGCCGAAACGGACGCTCGCGCAAAATGCTTACTACTGGGGCGTCTATCTGCCGAAGGTTGCCGAAGAAACAGGCGAGAAAGACCTCGACCGATTGCACGAACTTTTCAAAGGAAAGTTCCTGACCCAAGGAGTGGTCGAGGTCTTGGGCGAGAAAGTGAGAATGAAGAAAAGCACAACAGAGCTGTCCATTGGTGATTTCACCGAGTACATCATGGCCATAGAAACCGACACGGGCGTGAAAGCGCCACCGACCGAAAACTATGATCTCCCGCCCCTGCGCGATTCCGAGGACCAAGAATTATCCACAGATACGTGACTTGTGGACTACCGACCGCCTGGTACAATAAAAGGGTAGCTTCCTGTGAGCTGGATCGGCGGGCGGGTAGCTCCCGCAAAAATCTAGTACCGCGTGGCGCATCAGGGTGACGATAGGTCTTGTGAGCGCAACTTCATGCCCGAACCAAATCCCTGCGATCCAGCACATAGGAAGTTACCAATAACCCCAAACCATGATCAACAAAAACTCAAAACCGCATAGTCGTAACATTGCCGCCGAACTTGGTCGACGCGGTGGTCTTAAGGTTGCCAAAACTCGCGGTAAGGGCTACATGAAGGCGCTTGGTAAAAAAGGCGCGAAAGCTCGGTGGTCAACCAAAGATTCGAAAAATTAATCAATTAAAAAAATACTATGACAGATGAAAACAAGGACCTTCAAGCTCGGGTCAAAGGATTCAACGAAGAGCTGATTCCGCTTCTCGGTAAATATAAGCTCGGTCTCGGTGCAACTCCTCTGATTCTGCCTGATGGTCGATTGGCAGCAAAACCGAATCTCTTCGACGATTCGAAAGAGGAATCAAAGGTCGAACCCGCACCTGCGAACGCAGAGAGCGGAACGAAAGAAAGCGGCATCGCAGCAGCATAACCATGCCTTTCCAAAAAGGGAATCAAATAAATAAAGGCAAGAAATTCAGCGAGTCCCATCTTCGCAATCGATAATGGTCGAACTCTTTGCGAAGACTGCCACCGAAAAACCGAAACATACGGATTAAAAATATGATTCATTTTATTCTCGGATACATCGCAGGGATCCTGACCGCAACGCTGATCGTAGCCACGCTTGCGTTCTTTCGTCGCGTGATCGAACACAAAACCACGATCATCGAAAAGCAAATCGAAAAGGTGGGTCCGAAGCCCAAAGGCTTCCTCATTGAACCTGATTCGCCGATCGACGAGGCCCGAGCGCGAATTATTGCCAAAAACAATGCGGCAGGCCGACCTACTAGCTTATCCGAACTACAATGAGCAAAGAAGTCATCATTACACCAAGAGGAAAACAGGCGCTCGTGCGCCAAGACGACGAGAAATCGCGCGTTTCCGAGCACGGTCTCATCACGCCCTCAAACATCGAACAGGAACGCAAGGCGATCGGCACACTCGTCGCTGTAGGCCCCGAAATCACCGACCTCAAAGTCGGCCAGCGCGTGATATACGGCGCGTTCGCAGGCGAAGCGCTGAAAGTCACGTCGGGCGGCAAAGAGGTCGATTTTGTATTGCTCTTCGACGAGGACATTCTCGCCACAATTGAGGAAAAATAACCATGGAGCTGATCAAACTGAAAATCCTGAAATACCTCCTGCGCTGGTACCACGAGCGGTACTTTGTCCGCGAGAAAAGCAATGTGAACGACAACCACGAGCGCTGGACTGCCGTCGATACAGTCCGAGGGTACGTTTACAAGCACGTTCGGGATTTCAATAAAAAATAGCCATGCAAAAAACCATCTACCAATCTGCAACGGCGTGTGCATCGGTCGGTTCTTTAGCGAGTTTATGAAAAAGAAAATCCCATGAGATACACAGGAGACCTCGGATGCAGGTACAGAGGTGTCCCGCATAACATGGCGATCATTCATGACTCGCCCCATGCGAAATACGAGCGATGCACCATCTGCGGAATGCGGAAGACCTACAGAAAAGGGTATCGTGGCCGAGTGAAGAACGTCGAATACCTCCGCGACCACGTCCGCAACTTCGCTCAAAAATTCGGCGCGACCAAGCGCATCTACAACAAAATTTATAAACCCGAAACCTGCATCATACGACTATGACAACCCAACATCTCATCATTTCCGACAAAACATTTCAAACCATCAAATCGGCCGTCAACAAAATGGTCGATATGATTCGCCCGACTTTCGGGCCCGCGAGCAACAAGGTCATCATCGACAAACAGCTCTACCGCATGGTGGTCGACGATGGCGTGCAGATCGCCCGCGACTTCCAACTTGATGATCCTGCCGAAAACGCCGTCGTGAAGATCGTCCGCGAAACCCTCGTCAAAACCAACGATCGCGCAGGCGACGGCACCACAGGCGCTGGCATCATGCTTCAAGCCATCATCAACGAAGCGGCACGCAAAACCAAAGTGGACGGCCGAAAAATTGAAATTGAACTGAAGCGCGGCCTCGAGGAAGTGAAGTCATACCTTACTAAACGCGCCAAGCACATTGAAACCAAAGAAGAACTGCTCAAAGTCGCCCGCATTTCATTCGACAATCCCGAGATCGCCGAGATGATCGCCGACCTTTACTTCAAACTCGGCAAAGACGCACTCATCACCATCGATCGATCGCCGACCCTCAAAACTACAGTAGAAACCACTGACGGCATCAACATCGCACGCGGCTACATCAGCCCCTACATGGTCAACAACGGCGAACGCCTCGAATGCGTCCTTGAAAAGCCCTACATCCTCCTGACCGATTACCGCCTGACCGAAAACAGCGACATCATGCCGATCATGGAAAAAATGGCGGCCAAGCAGATGAAAAACCTCGTCGTGATTGCCGAGAATGTCGAACAGAATGCGCTCACCACCATGGTGATCAACCTGCCGCAAGTGATGAACCCGCAGACCCGCGCTCCAGGCACATTCCCAGCTGTCGCCATCAACCTGCCCAAAGTGGAAAACCGCGACGTGCTTCTCGAAGACCTCGCTATGCTCACGGGTGCGAAAGTATTCAGCCACGACAAAGGAAGCAAGCTCGAAGACGCCGTGATTGAAGACCTCGGCCGAGCCGAAAAAATTATCGTGAAGCGCGAAGACACCACGATCGTCTCGCCAGGTGGCAACAAAATAGACATCGCAATGGCGATCTCCTCCCTGCGCCTTAACATTGACAGTGAATCCGACGAGAAAAAGAAAGCCGACCTCAAACATCGCCTCGCCATGTTCGGAAACTCACTCGCCGTCATCAAAGTCGGCGCACCAACCGAAAACGAACAGAAAGCGTTAAAATATAAAGTGGAAGACTGCGTGAACGCGGTCAAATCTGCCTACCAGCACGGCGTTGTTTGCGGTTCAGGTCTCGCTCTCTCACGCATTAAAACCTCCAGTCCGATCCTCAACGAAGCCCTGAAGTATCCCGCGCGTCAACTGCGCGAGAACATGGGGCTCGACGGGGAACAGGACCTAAAGGTCGATGAGGCCCTGAACGTCGTGACTGGCGAAGTCGGCAGATTCATGGATGTCGGTGTCATGGATCCAGTCGACGTGCTATTGGCGGGCGTAGAAAGCGCGGTATCGATCGCGTGCGTCCTCCTGACCAGCACAGGTATGATCGTGGAACACCAAAAAACCGACGCTTGACCTGCTCAAATAACCCCCGTAACGCCGATAGTCATCGAACAGACCACCGAAATTCCGCAAGATTTGCCCCAGGGTGAAGCGATTGTCGTGATTCCGACCCAAGTACCCACTCCGACCGCAAATCCCGCCCCTGTCCCGCAAATTAGCGCAACTTCGACCCCCGAACCGACCCCACCGCCTCCCACCGCACCCCAGCCACCGCCACAGACCATCTACATTCCGATCTATCTTCCATCACCACAACCTGCGCCTGCTCCGCAGCCACAACCCGAGCAGAACTTACCAACTACACCAAAACCATCTATGGCATCAATCGAAATAATCAGTCCGATCCCAGGCAAAGGCCTCGGCGATCGGAGATTCTCAAAAGACGCGCCCTACACCGCGCAACTAGTCGTCGTTGACGAATCGAACTACATCGACATCGGGCTTATCGTCCGCAACGATGCAGGCGAACCGATCAAAGATGCCGTCGTGACCATCACGGCCACTGACGAGACGCAAAACAAAACCCTGAACGGCACGGGCAACATCTACCCGCGATACGAAGGCGAGATCCGCATCATGACCCCGTTCTACCCGTTCTATTACGAATTCAGAACAGTCGGTGATCACACGATCACATTCAGCGTGAATGGCATGACAGATTCCGTCACTCTGACAGTCGTCGCACCTGATCCCGCATAAACAAAAACACTATGGAAAAATCCAAACAATTCTTGGAGTATTTAGTCAGCCAGGTCGTTGATAATCCATCCCTAGTCATCGTTGAATCGAAAACTGATGAAAGAGGCGTGTTGTTTACTCTGCACGTCGCTGCACCAGATATGGGTAAAATTATTGGCAAGTCTGGCGAGACCGCGAAAGCGATCCGCACGCTCTTGCGAGTAGTCGGCTCGTCAGAAAAAGCCCGAGTGAACCTCAAGATCGCGGAGCCCGAGGGCGGTAGTGTATCGAAATATTAAAACCATGCAAATTGTCGAAATCCCGATTGGCGATATAAGGTCATATTCGCAGAATGCGAAGGATCATCCAGATGAGCAGGTGAGGAGAATCGCTGCGTCGATTAGGGAGTTTGGATTTAACCAACCGATAGTGGTAGATCAGGATGGTGTGATAGTCGTCGGGCATGGGCGCTATCTTGCCGCGCACCTTATTGGATTGGAGAAGGTGCTAGTGCTTAGGATAGATATTAGTGAGGAGAAGGCCCGAGCGTATCGACTGGCGGACAATAAGCTTAATGAGAGTGAGTGGAGGATGGGGGTGGTTATTGAGGAGTTGAAGCTTCTTTCTCCAGAGATGATAGATCTGACTGGGTTTGACAGGTCGGACCTTGACGGGAAAATACTCGCAAGCGAGATCAGTCAAATTGCGGTTGATAGGGACATAGACCTTGGAAAGTATAAGGTGCTTACCGTTGAGGCGCCAGAGGCGCCGAGAATTAAGGCGAGGGCAAGTTTTTATTTTTCAAGTATAGAGGAGTTTGATGCGGTTAAGAGGTTTTTCAACGAAAAGGGGGGTGAGCTCGACTCTTCGAAGCTGTTGGGGTTTTTGAAAAAATGACGACAAGATATTTTTCGACATTCACTGGGGTCGGTGGGTTGGACTGGGGACTCGAGGAGGTCGGCGCGAAGTGTGTTGGTTTTTCTGAGATAAAGAAGACATCGGAGAAAATATACAAGTCCCATTACCCGCTTCATGTTAACTTTGGAGATATTACACAAATCAATCCGCATTCACTTCCTGACTTCGATGTGCTTATTGGCGGGTTTCCGTGTCAGAGTTTTTCGCTTGCGGGTCTCAGAAAGGGGTTAGAGGATGGGAAGGGTAAGAAGGGTGCGATGGTTCTTTACCTTCATAGGATATTGCAGGTGAAGCAACCGATGTATTTTGTTTTTGAGAATGTTAAGGGTATTCTGAACCATGATGGAGGAAAAACGTTTCAGAAGGTCTTTAGGGTGTTTGAGAATGCTGGGTATTATGTGAGGGTTATTATGCTGAATGCGTTGTATTACGGTTCGGCGCAAAATAGAGAGAGGGTCATATTTCTTGGTAGTAAGGAGTCGTTCGATGCTGTTCGTCCAGGAATAGTCGACGATACGAAGAGGTTTAGGGATGTGTTCGATTTCAACGAAGCGTCTTATAGGGTTATAAAGGACACGGAGAGGAACAGGGCTAAGATAGAGCAGTTGTTGCAGTTTAGTTTTGAGCTCGTTGGGAAGTGGGATAGAGTCGGGACGTTGACAACGCAGATGGGGTGTGGCGAGAAGGCGGTGCCGTATGGCGACTGGTTCAGGATGCTGACGGTGCTCGAGTGTGAAAGGCTTCAGGGATTTCCTGATGGGTGGACGGAGGGAGTGTCAGACTCGGCCCGTTATTTCGCGATGGGGAATGCTGTCAATTGCGGCATGAGTAGGTACCTTTTCACGGATTACCTGCCGAGGTTGTGGAAAACTGGATGGCAAGCGCTAGCATTAAAAAACATGATATAATAGCCTATCATTTGTACTTGCATGAGCAACAAAAACTCAAAAAACAAAGGGGGCAGGCCATGGTTCAACGGCAAGGATACACGAGAGGTGCTTGCGAAACTCGAGCAATCCGCAGCCATCGCCTCGACAGTCAAAGAGGCCTGCTATTACGCGGAAATATCGGAAGATTCCTACTACCGCTATATGGATAAACACCCAAAGTTCCGCGACAAAATCGCCCTCATGCGAGAGCGTCCGATCCTCCGCGCCCGCCAAAACCTGATCGGCGCTGTCGAACGCGGCGACCTCGGCATATCCAAGTGGTTCATGGAGCGCAGCAAACCGAACGAATACGCCGAAACGATAAAACACCAGCACAGCGGTCAAATCGACACCACTGCCCAAATAACACTCGATCCGCGCCTGACTTCCGTGCTTGAAAAGCAACGCAAGGAGGTCGAAGAAGTCGAGCGCAAAATCAGGAAAGAGCATTACCAAAAACAGCCCAAAAAGACATGAAAGAGCTCCGCAACATCGTCGTGATCATCCTCGCCCTCTACCTGAGCGCCACGATATCGCCGTGGTACTTGCTCGCGCTGGCGATCCTCCTCCTTCCATGAAAAAAACTATTGACCCAATAACACTTGGTTACATCATTCTCGCTATCCTCGTGATTGTTTCCACGATATGGTGGGTAACCGCACAATGGCGAGAATGCCGCGATGCGGGCTTCTCGAAGCTGTATTGCATCCAACACGTATCATGAAAATCGTCCACGACAACCCGCCAATTCTCGAATCCATTCTCGCAATGGGTATGATCCCGACACCAACGACGGTCTACACCTATGGCGACACCCTCTACAACCCGAGCGGCCAAGACATCCCTGACCACCTCCTACACCACGAAGAAACGCACGAAAAGCAACAGGGCGCCGACCCTGACGCATGGTGGGACCGCTACTTGCAAGACCAATATTTCCGCATCGAGCAGGAAACCGAGGCCTACGCTCGCCAGTTCGCGTTCATATGCCGAACAGTCAAAGACCGTAACCGACGTCACAAAATACTCTTCGACATCGCGCGAATCCTCGCAGGCCCGATTTACGGCAACGTCATCGGAACAGATGCCGCGATGCGAGCGATTAAAACTCGAAGTGATGTCAAATAATAAAAAATATTACTATGGCACCTAGATATTGCGACCACGAATTTCACGTCACCGAACTCGCCGTCGGCGAGCTCAAACCAGCAACCATCGTATGCCTCTACTGCGGACAAATCCGCCTCGTCTATGCTGACGGTCGAGTTGTGATTTTCAAGGAGCAAGGCGAGGTCAAAAAGGCGTATGGAAACCCCCAGCCCAATAACGGAATTCATTAGCTCTGACTTCGCCCACCTTTGGGCGATGACGCTTCGTAACGAAAAAGGCGATCCCTTCGAGTTCATCGCTACGCACCCGTTCCTGATTGATATCTACGACGACAACAGCCAAGAACTGGTAGTGATGAAAGCCGCGCAGGTCGGCATGTCTACCTGCCAAATCCTCAAAAACCACCGCGATGCCAAGCGGTACAAAATGGACATCATCTACACGCTGCCAACCGACCAAGACGTCCGTGTCTTCGTCGGCGGCAAGGTGAACCGCATCATCGCCAACAATCCTGAGATGCTCAAAGATGTGGCCGACAAGGATTCGATCGAGCAGAAAGCCGTCGGCGGCTCAATGATTTACTTCCGAGGCACATGGACGAAGAAAGCCGCCATTATGGTCACGGGTGATCGCCTCGTTCACGACGAAAAAGACAGCTCCAAGCTCGACGTCGTGGCCGACTATCAGGCCCGCCTCCAGCACTCGAAATTCAAGCAAATCCACACGTTCTCCCACCCGTCACTGCCCGAAACAGGAGTGCATGCGGATTGGCTTGAATCCGACCAAAAGCACTGGTTCATCACCTGCCCTCACTGCGGCCTCGAGCAGTTCATGAATTGGGATACCGAGAATCCCCGTAAAATGTCCGTCGACATCGAAAAGCGCATTTACGTTTGTAAGAAATGCAGAGGCGAAATCGACGACTATACCCGAGCCGACGGCCATTGGATCGCAAAGAATCCCGAAAAACAGCGATCGGGCTACTGGGTACCGCTTCTCATCTGCCCATGGGTGAGCGCTGGCGACATCATCGACAAATTCAAAAACAAAGACACGACGGCCGAGTTCTTCTACACCAAAATCCTCGGTCTGCCATACGCTGACGCAACCGCAAAACTGCTCCGCGACGCATTCTTCCAAAACCTCACTGGCACGCCATACGCGCCGACCGAAGATGAGCGCGTCGTGATCGGTATCGATACGGGGCTTCGACTCGATTACGTCATTGGCAATTCCAAAGGCATATTTTTTCACGGCGACACCAGCGACTACGTCGAGCTTGAGCGTCTCATGGATAGGTGGCCGAAAGCGATGGCGTTCATCGACCAAGGCGGCGACCTCATTGGCAGTCGAAAGTTCTACGAAAAATACCCAGGCCGAGTGTTCCTCTGCGCTCTAACGGGCGATCGTAAAGGCAAGGAGCTCGTGAAATGGGGCAAGGGCGACGAGCAAGGTACCGCGCTCGTTGATCGCAACCGCATGATACAGTTTGTCATCGACGAGTTTCGCAACAAGCGCATTCCCGTCCACGGGACCGAAGAGGACTGGTTTGAATACTGGCTCGACTGGAATAACATCGCCAAAATCAAGGTGCTTGACCCCGACACGAACGAAACCAAGGGCTACAAGTGGGTCCGCAGCGGCCGCGACCATCGCGCCATGGCAACGGTATTCTGGCGCGTCGGCATGCGACGCTTCGGTGGCATGGGCGCCTTGATACCTGCCCAACGCGAAGAAACACGCCCGAACAGCTATGTGATCTCACCCCAAAAGACGGTCAACTTCGACCCACTGAAAATGTTCGGCTCCCAAAAACAGCAGGAAGACCTTGAAATCAAAGGCGGCAAACTCGTCAACGAGCCGAAAATCGCGAAGCCGAAGTTGGACGAGGAATCCGAAGCGGCACTTGACCGCCTTGAAGAAGAAAAAATTGATTGGTAAAATGAAATCAAGCGAGCGGTCGACTCGTCACCAACGAAAATCATTAACCAAAAAATCCATGATCAAATCCCAATTCAAGGTATCGAAAGAGGGTGGGATCGAGCTCAACGGCTCGCACTACGACGAGGGTCATGTCTTCGAATTCGAAGGTGATCTCCCCGAGCATGTGCAGGTCGCTGTTGATAGCGGGGACCTCGCAGAGGTCGGCGCTAGCAATGAGCCTGACAAATCCGACGAAGAAAGCCGATGAAGTCGTCGCAGGCGCGGTCTAGCGTCGCGTCACAAGGGTACGTGAGTTCGACTCCCACCGACTCCACAGTAGGTACCCTATGCTACAATCCAACCAGCCCATCCCGCCGAGGGTCCAATCGTGATCCTCACAAACCCCCTTGCCGCCATCACTGCACCCAAGCACATGGCGGCTCTTCTTCCCAGCTGGTAAACCACGGGTTATCCACATGTTGACATATTGTGGATGTGGTACAATAAAAAAGTCGGAAAAGCGCGACCGACAATTTTCATAGGAATCCACAAGTGGCTGCCCGATCTGATTGCGATCGCGCAGCCTATTTTTGCATAAAAATCACACAAACAAACCATGACAACAGACCTCGACATAAAAGGATACGCATCGCTCTCCTCTGATGTGAATAAGGCCAAACGGGATGGCACAGAGGAAAAAACTGAGGGTGTCGTGTCATCGAAAACATCCGAGCTCACGCTCGAAATGTCAAACGAGGATATCGTGAAGCTCACCGATCAGTGGGAATCGGATTGGAATAACTCGCCCAAGAAACAGGAGTGGCAGAAACAAATCGACGAGAACGAAAAATACTGGCTCGGCAAACAAGGCGCTGGCGAAAAAATCGAAAGCGAACGCGCCGAGAGCGATAACCTTATCTTCGAGTCACTTGAAACTTACCTGCCGCAAGCAACGCGACGCAACCCAGAACCTCTGGTGACTCTTGATGCGTCCGAGAAAGACGAAAACGGAAACGAAAAACCCGAACACCAAAAATACGTTCTCAAAGTGAAGAACCGCCTCGCCGACCTCGCCGATAAAAACAAACTGCGACTCAAACTCAAGAAAGGCGCACGCCACTGGGCGATCTTCCATCTCGGCGTCGCCAAATTCGGCTGGGACCTCGACAAGGACATCCCGATCGCTCGCATTATTCGCCCGCATCGCGTGATACTCGACCCCGAGGCAACAATCGACGAAGACGGCTACACTGGAGATCGCGTAGGCGAGTACCGCAAGATGAGCGCGTCAAAAATCCTCAAACTCATCGAGGACAACCCCGAAAACAAAGAAGCGACCGAGGCCCGCAAACTCATCACCGAGAAAGTCGGTGACAAAATGGACACTAAAATTCAATTCATCGAATGGTGGACACCGCAATACTTTTGCTGGAAACTCGAAAAAACAATTTTACTCAAAAAGAAAAACCCGCACTGGAACTACGACAAAACCGAAACGCCCGCGCCGACCGATCTTGCATCCGAGGGCGTGCAGGTGGACGACTACGGCAACGCCGCCGCAACCGAAACCACGATACAAGGCATCAACCACTTCCTCAGTCCGCAAATGCCATACGTGTTCCTCTCCGTCTTCAACCTCGGCGATCGGCCGATGGACAACACATCGCTCATTCAACAGAATCTTTCCAACCAGGACCGCATCAACAAGCGCAACGCGCAGATCGACAACAATGCCGACGATATGAACTCTGGCATCGTCGTCTCTCTCGCCAAAGCTGGCCTCACGCAACCGCAGGCAAAGAATGTCGTCAAAACCCTCCGTAAAGGCGGCGCAGTAGCGATCCCTGACGGCATTCCGCGCGAAGCCATCGATCGTTACCCAGCGCCTGCGCTTCCGCCAGACATCTTTGCCCAACTGGCCGATACCCGAAATCGCCTGCGCGACATTTTCGGTGTGCGTGGAACCTCAACCGCTGGTCTCGAATCTGAGGACACAGTGCGCGGCAAGATCGTAAGTCGGTCTCTTGACTCCGATCGCATCGGTGGTGGTGTGACAGAATTTCTAGAACAGCACGCTGACGATATATACAACTGGTTCGTACAACTGCTCTACGTTTACGACACTGGCTTCCAATTCGTGCCAGGCGCGAAGCCACCGAAAATCGTCGTGAGCGTCAAAGAGGGCTCGCTTCTACCGAAAGACAGCACGTCAATCGCCAATCAGGCTCTTGAGCTTGCAAAAATGAACCGCATTTCAAACCTCGACCTCTATAAGCGCCTCGAATACCCGAACCCCGAAGAACTAGCCGCGAACGTATGGCTCGAGGTAAACGCTCCGCATCTCCTCTACAAAGACAATCCGCTGATACAGGAAGCACTGATGATGGCAGCACAAGCAGCCGCACAGGCCGAAGAAGTGAAGATGAAAAACGAGAACCGAGAGGTTACAATGAAACGAGAGGAGCAGCAGAATGACCTCAAAAAAGAGGAAATCAAAGCGAATGCAAAACAGGGAGGCCAAAGGTCGATCCTCTCCGCAGTGCCCGCTAATGCAGGCGCCCTATCAGGGCCCTAAATACCATGCCATTTCAAGAAGTGGTAAAATAAAAAGTATGCCATTTGTCAGTAAAGCACAGCGCGGGTATATGTGGGTGCATCATCCCGAAATCGCAAGAGAATTCGAAAGTAAGACCAAAAGCGCGGCGACTCTCCCCGAGCACGTGCGAAAGAAAAAAAGAGCTATGCCGCACATTGAAAACGAAAAATCCCGCAACGATTCCCGTAATGCTTAAACGATCGTCTCGTTGCTCGCGATCGAAAACAATGAGCCACGGAGTCAAATAACTTAACCAAAAAATACCATGACAGATAACACAACGACGGAGTTCAAAGCGGAAGGGCAACCAGCTTTTCCAGCTGAGAACAAGGAGGGAACCTCCACGGATTCGTCGACCGAAAACGCCAACGCCGACCAGACTGGAGCGTCGACCCAGGATAAAAAAGACGACGGACAAAAAAATGACGGTGTGGATGAAAGATTGTTCAACCACCCTCGGTGGGTTGAACGCGAAACTGACTGGAAGACCCGCTTCAACGATCAGGAGAAGCGACACGCCGAGGAGATTGCAAAGATACGCGATGAAATCGCGGGGGCAATGAAAGGAAAGGGCGCCCCAACAGAAGTCCCTGCTTGGTTCGGGGGCGACGAGGCACAATGGCAACAGTTCCAGGAATGGAATCAAGGCCTGATCTCGAAAGCAAAAGAGGAAGCGCGTTCCGAGACGCTCAAGGAAATTGAATCCAAGAGCTCCGCGGAACAGAAAGCCGTTGACGATGCAACCGCATTCTTCAACAGTGAAGTTACGGCGATCGAGAGCGACAAAACGCTCAATCCGCAAGGGCTTAAGATCGACCGCAACAAACTCCTCAAAACCGCGCTCGATTTCGATCTCGTTGACTCACAGGGTCGCTGGAATTACCGAGCCGCATGGAGATTCCTGCAAAACGGCATGTCCAAAGGCACTGGCAACCAAGAACGCAAAGATCTAGCAGGCGCAACCACGACGGATCGCGGCGGCGAGTCGAAACCTGCCGCATTCGTTACCTCCAAGGACTTTCAGAATCCCGCAAATCGTCCTTGGTAAGCGCATCAATAGTCGATTAATAAAATTAACCACTTACTACCATGGCAGAACTCTACGGACAGAGGATTCAGACCACAGTGCAGACCAAATACCTGCCCTACACGGTCGACACGATCCTCAACTCCAACGTCTTGTTCCAGCGCGTAGTTCGCGCAGGCAAGAAGTGGAGTGGTAGGACTCTCCGAGCTCCTATCAAATACCAGAAGAACACCACTGGTACGTCGTTCAGGGGCTTCGACACGTTCTCGGTTTCCGCAACAGACAACCGCGTGAACCTCGAATTCACCCCGAGCTTCTACCAGATCACGGTCGCTCTTCCTGGTGACGAATTGTCAGTGGCTGATACCGAGGACAAAGTTCTCGATCTCATGAAATTGACGATTCAATCCGACACGGAAGACATGGCCGACGATCTCGGTACGATCTTCTATGCGGACGGAACTGGCAACAGCTCCAAGGACCCATTGGGTCTCGCAGCCCTTGTCGACGACGGCACATCCGTCGCCAACATCGGCGGTCTCTCCCGTTCAACCTATACAACGCTCGCATCGACAGTAACCGCATCGTCAGGCACGCTGACGCTTGCAAAAGTCGACACTCTCTGGTCGGCAGTAACCAGCGGTTCTCAAAAGCCGACTGCGTTCTACACCACCGAGACAGTCTTCAACCTTTACGGCCAACTTCTGCGCCCGCAAGAGCGCATCATGAAAGAGGCCTCACGGATGAAAGGCCTTGTCGGCGGCACTGGCTTCACTGCATTGGAATACAATGCGAAGCCCGTAGTGCAGGATGAGAAATGCACCTCGGGTGCGCTCATCGCGCTCAACGAAAACTTCGTTGACTGGTATGCGTTGCCATACTTCAACGCAAAGCCGATCAGTTACAAGAGCCAAATCGAGGGCAACGATTACGAAGCCCCGCTTGGTCTCGGATTCAGCTGGTCTGACTGGGTCATCCCAGCAAACTCCGCTTCAGTCGTCGGACACATCTACTTCGGTGGACAGTTCATCACGACCAACCCGAAGCGGCACGGCAAGCTCACTGGCATCACTGGCATTTAGTCGAATGCTGGTGTTGTCGGTGTTAATTAAAAAATTAACCCAAACACCACCATGGCCATAGAAACCAGAAATTACGACCCAGCAGTAATGCAGGGTGCCAAAGTAGGCCAGTATGTTGGTGGCTCAACAGTCACCCAACAGACGAACCGAACGACAGGAGTGACTATCAACGCTCTGTCAGGGGCTATCACCACAAACAGCGCCTCCCTCGCAGCCGAGGGCACAGCTGACTTCGTTGTAACGAACAGCTTGGTAGAAATCGGCGATGTGGTGGTTCTCTCGCAGCGTTCAGGCTCAAACGGAGGTGGAACCTTGGTCGATGTGGCAGGCGTTGCGTCTGGATCGTTCACCATCCGTGTCCACAACGGAAACGTTGCGGCGGGTACAGCCGAGACGGGCGCGATAGTGATCAACTTCGTCGTCGTGAAAGCAGTCAGTTCTTAGTCGAGTTAACCAAGTCGAGTTAACTAATCAACCATAAAAAACCATGTCCACAGTACTCACAGGTCCAGTCCAGGTAGCATCCCAGACCCTGCACAGCTCGAGCGCGGACAAGTACCACAACCTCGGAGACACAGTCTTCGCAAACGATGGTCGCGCGTTCCGCTACTGCAAGGCGGGTAGCACCGCACTGGTCGCTGGTAAACTCCAGCAATCCTCGGCCGAGGATACGGGGCTTCAAAACCTCACGGCTGTTGCCGCATCGGCCGGCGATCTGTCGATCGCTGCGTCGACCACGGTGACGGTGACTGCGAACGAATACGCCGAAGGGTTTATTCTCGTCACGGTCACTCCAGGCGTCGGACGCGTGTACAAGGTTAAGGGCCACACTGCGTACACCGCAGCTGCCCCGACCTTCAACACGTTCGATTCCGTCGCGGTTGCTCTCACTACGACCTCGCGTCTCGACGCGGTTCGTAACCTGTACAGCGCCGTGATCGTCGCTCCGACGACCTTCTCGTCAGCACCTACTGGCGTCGCAATCCACCCGATCGCCGCAGGCGAATTCGGCTGGTTGCAGGTTGGCGGCGTGGCTAGCGTTCTCGCAGACGGTGCAAACGCCGTCGGCGTGGGCGTAGTCACCTCGAACGGAGTCGCTGGTGCAGTCGAAGACGCAGCCGCGCCTGTAACTCAGGCAACGCTCGTCGGAGTCTGCGTCACTGGCGTTGCCGACACCGAATACGGTGCCGTCAAGCTCCAAGGCTTGCTCTAAGCCTCAATCTCGGGCTCGCTCTGCTCCTTCCAGGGAGCAGCGACGAGCCCAAGGAGAGCGAAAAAAGGCCAGCACTAAAAAATAACGCGGACAGCTGGTGGCCGCTTCGGGTAGAGGGGACAAAACCCGCCCTCACACAAAACCATGAAAACAGCACTGTTCACCAACTTCACCAATCAAGAATTCGTAGGATACTGGAACGGCAAAGGCCGAAAGTATCCAGCGGGCGCGTCGGAATATATGCCCGATTACCTCGCAAAGCACTTCGCCAAGCACCTCACAAACCGAGAACTGCTTCGCACGAAGCCTGACGGCACGCTCGTCTATAAGGACGGCGAAAAAATGACTTCGCCTAAAAACCCCGAGCAGGTTCCGATGTTTATGGATCTCTTCAGCAAGGCTTATACGCCTGATGATATCGAGGATCTTGGCGGCGAGGGTGACGCACTTGATGCACTGATCGGTGCAGCAAATAAAAATAGGCAGGAGCGTATCGCCAGAGTCGAGGCGAATAACGAAAAAGTTACCACAGCTCCTCCACTCTCAACTCCGCGACAACCGAAACCGCAGGAAGACGAGAACTTCAAGCGCGAAACATCGGGCGCAGGTCCGACGGGAGCGCAGACAGTTCTTCCTCCTGACTGGAACGAGTCGGATGATGAGTCAAAATCATAACCAAAACCACCATGGCAGGAATTGATTCAGGTACCCCATTCAGCGAAACAGCGACACACGCTACCACAGCGGTAGCATCGCATGCCGCAGTCACGGGGCGCACATACTACATCACTGACATCTCAGCCAGTTCCGATAAAGCAGGGGCGCTCTTGCTCGTGAAGCAAGGTACCACCATCATCTGGCGAACCCAGGTGGCTACAACCGCAGCTGGCATCAACGCATACAGCCACTCGTTCCGCACTCCTCTCAAGGGTGCTACGAGTGCTCTTGTATCGGTCGAGATTGACGGCACATCCGTGTGCCACGCCAACATCGCAGGGTACGAACTCTAACACCATGAAGCTCCTAGATCCTGAAAAAGTAACGGCTGAGAAGAAAAAAGGAGAACAGGAGATCGCAGAACGGATTCGGAAGCTCAACGACGAAGAGAGTGCCTCGGTGAAACGGCTCAACGAAGCCCACGCGAAAGAGGAATCTGAAAAAGGACGAATTGCCAAAGACCTGATTGATCACCAGCGATCTACGGATCTTCGAAAAAAGGAACTCGCACAAGAAGTTCTCGCTCTCGAAGAAAGACGGAAAGACGCCCTTAAACCAATACATGAAACCCAACTCGAGGTTGAAAAGCGACTCAAGGAAGTCGCAGAAAAAGAAAATCAGCTCGAATCTGATCGTATCGCTCTTGCGGAAGCTAGGGCAGAGTTATCGGAACGCTTGGAAGATGTATCCGACCGCGAAGCGGAGAATTCGGAAAAATCTCGAGAACTGGATGACAGGGAATGGATGATCAAAGCGGAGGAGTCGAAGCTTGCAGAATCCGCCCAATCGCTCGCTGAAAAGTGGTCTAAATACCACAAGGAAATTCATGAAGCCAATGCATCCATTCTTCAACGAGAAAAAGATGTTGAGAATGGGCGCAAATCGAACGAGTCAGTACGTCAGTCGAATGCGGAAGAGTCGAATCTTTTAGTCCAAGAGCGACGGGCACTCCATGACGGTTATATAGCCCTTGAACAGGCGAAAAAACACCTAGGATTGCTATAATAAAACCATGGCAGAAACAAAGCATGACGACAATGGTGTACCAACGATAACTGGCGTCCTTAATACGGACGGCGCGACAGTAACTCGCGTAAAAGCGAACCCGACAACACACATTCTTGACGTGAGTGATGGTTCGTCAGGCAGCGATCTTGGTAATGACAATGCGACGCGAGATAACAGCGGATATCCAGTTATGCTCGCAACCGATGCAAGCGGAAACATCATTCCCCTCTACGTCAATTCAAGTGGCCAACTTTTAACAAAATCAACATAATAAAAACATGGGAAACGCAAAACGAGATGACAATATGGTGACCACTCTGCTTGCGGTATCGAATGCCGACGGGTCAACACCAGTGACTTTATACGCCGATCCCACGACTCATCGGTTGCTCGTATCAGCAACGTCTGGTGCATTCGACGACTTGTCTGACGTTGTTCTTACGTCATCTGCACAAGGTGACGTCATATACTTCAATGGCACTAACTGGGTAAATCTTGCAGCAGGTACAAGTGGGAAGTTTTTGAAAACACAAGGCGCTGGCGCAAATCCGATATGGGACAACGTTACGGCTGGTGCGGCTGGTTTGGACACGCAGGTTCAGTTTAACGATGGAGGCACGAATATTGGCGGTGATGCTGGCCTCACATACAACAAAACGACCGATGTTCTGACCATCGCAGGCGCCGTCCAACTTCCCAACAGCGGCCTCAAAGTTCTCGATACGGATGCATCGCACTATCTCATCATCACTCCAGGAAGCAACATAACCGCAAACAGAATCTTCACAATCACGACAGGAGATGCGGCGCGCACTCTCTCGATGTCTGGGAATATCACGACCGCCGCAGATTTCATAACTTCTGGCGCGAACTCCCTGACCTTAACTACCACTGGCTCAACCAATGTGACGCTTCCGACCACAGGAACGCTGGCAACGCTGGCAGGAAGCGAAGCGTTGACGAATAAATCCATAAATGGCCTCACTGTAACTGCCAGCACTGGAACACTTACGATAACGAATGGCAAGACAGTGTCGTTCAGCAATACTCTGACTTTCGCAGGCACCGATGGAAAGACCCTGACGATTTCGAACTCCCTTACATTGGCTGGTGCTGACTCGACTACGATCACATTCCAGGGCACCGATACATATGTCGGTCGAGCTACGACCGATACACTCACCAATAAAACCCTCACCGCAGCGAAGATCGAAAGCGGTGGATTCCTGGCCGATGCTAACGGAAATGAGCAAATCATATTCACCACAACTGCCTCGGCCGTAAACGAGCTTACCCTAGCGAACGCCGCCACGGGAGGAAACCCGACCATAACCGCAAGCGGTGGCGATACCGATGTCGGTATCAGCTTGCAGATCAAAGGCTCAGGAACCATTAAGTTCAATCCCTCTGGTGGCAACATAATCGTCGGTGGTGCCGCAAGCGCATCCGAGCTTCGATTTCTAGAACCATCTGGCTCTGGCACGAACTACACCGCATTCAAGACCCAGGCCCAATCCGCTGATATCACATATACCTTGCCTTCGGCCGTCGGTGCGGCTGGTACATTTTTGAAAGACGCCGCTGGGAACGGAACGCTCTCGTGGGCTACGCCTTCTAGCGGTGGAGGTGAATCGCGTATGTTGGATTATGGGAATGTGACATTTCCAAACTCTAATTTTCCAGGCATAAATAAAACAGTCGGAACGAATGTGGTGTACCAAACGATGGATTTTGATCAGACAACATCCGAGTCGTGTTACTGGGAAGTGCCAATAGAATTTACGCCAACCACCTCCGCAAAACTTGGTATATGGTGGACTGCCGCATCTGGGTCGGGCGATGTAAAATGGCAGGCAATCTGGCGCAGTATCACGAACGATGAAGTTATGGACGCCACTACCACTCCCTCTCAAACGACAGATACCGCGACCGATACTCTGACGGCTACGGGCGATGTGGATTATGTAGAAATTACCCTTACTAGCGCGACATCGGCAATCGTCGCTGGCGATTTGCTGTCTATCAAATTTTCCCGTCTTCCTGCCGACGCGGCTGATACTCTCAATGCCGATGCAAAGGTCTGGAGAATATGCTATTTCTCAAGTTAACATGGCACTTCAAATAGGAACTTCAGTACTAGATGCAAAAAATATTAGCACAGCTGATACTCCATATGATGCTATTTCCACGGGATTCACTTTCTGTTTTTGGGGCCTTATAACAAGCATTAGTTCTGGCAATACACCTGATGCATGTTTCAAAAATGATTATGGAGGGAGTGCTGGCTTCAGATGTGGTTTGGTTAATAATACGACAACGGGTGTATTCCAGTTCAATGGTAATAATCCTAATTGGAACCCGACTTTGACAGGTAACGTATCGACCAATCAATGGGGGTTTTACGCATATGTTCTTGATACCAGTGGTACCGATACGATGTATATTTACTACGGGGGTACTACTGCATCCTCCTTATCTTCTGTATCAACTACAAGTGGCGTTCCAGCATCAATTACATCAAACAATGTGACTATGCTCCTTGGTGGCAGGGGTGGTGGGGGTGTAGACAATAATTGTTGGACTGGATATCTTGATCATATAAGAATTTACAATACCCCATTATCTCAAAATCAGTTGGAAACACTACGTTGGTTACCTGCGGGTTTTAACGAATTTACGGGGTGTATTTCTGCATGGAGGTTAGATAGTACATCAACAGTAATAGACTATCTTCAAGGGTCAAATGGAACACCTACAGTAGACGCAGTTGTTGATGGGCCGCCAGTCCGTGGAGCATAAAATTATAAAGTAATGGAACAATATTTCATCACATTAAAGACCCTCATCGAAAATATCAGCATTCCTGGTGCTGCGGTGGCAGTATCATACTTCATTTTCAAGACAATAGGCCCGACCATCCCCGCCTTCAATGATTGGCTTCGCTCTAAAAACCAACAACCACAGGAAACCAACGACAAAGGAGAGATAATTACCCTTGCGACGATAGATGAGCGGGTGCGACTTCTCAGTTCAAACCACTTCCATGAACTCAGAGAATCGCTTAGTCGTATCGAGCGTGCGATCCAAGATGGAACGCGGGAGAACAACAGAACCCAATCCGAAATTTTGCAAAAACTGGCAATTATTGTAGGTCGCATAAACGGCAAAAATTACTAACATGGGGGAACCACTTGTTATAAATAACTGGCAAAATGCGATTGTCGAATCCCCACACGTGGGCGGGTTTTCACTTATGCGAAATGTTGATATCGAAATGTTTCCAGGGGCGGTAAAAACACAGAAAAAGACGGTAACCGCATTTCATACTGCCCTTTCTGCTACTTTTACTGCTGATGCAGCAACCGACATTTGTACTACCGCAACAAATATATCGTCGATGACGACGACGACTTGTGTTCAGCTCACAACAACAGGAACGCTTCCCGCGGGTCTCACTACCAGCACGAACTACTTTGTTATCAATTTGTCAAGCACTACATTCAAGTTGGCAACAAGCATCGCAAATGCGAATTCCTCGACGGCAATAAATATAACTGACGCTGGGACGGGGACGCATACGTTCTCCACAGTAAACCCAGGCACAATAAATCACATCGTCAACGATCCTCGAACTGACGTGAAATTTGCGATTGATTCCAATGGACGAGTTTGGTACAACCAAAGTGGAATATTTCATATTTTGAATGGCAACACACTTACTAGTTCTGCGGGAAATGGTCTCGCAATTTCCAGCTTCTCAAGTTCGAGTGCAACGTACCTGTTCGTTTTCAGGAACGCGACAGTTGACGTGGTAAACGTATTCGGAACGACGCAATTAGAAAGCCCTACATGGTCATCGTCATGGCTCAGTCTCAATTCTGGTGCAGGAAGCGGAAACAGTCACCATGCGATAAGTGCACAGGATAACATCATATATTTCTGTGACGATCGCTATGTGGGGAGCATTCGAGAGAATTCTGGCTCGACATTCGATCCTTCGAATGGAGCAACGTACACCGCAACAAATAATTCGTTGGATTTACCAGTGCGAGAGATTGCCCAGTGTCTCGAAGAGCTGGGGATCAATCTCTTAATCGGTGGCAATAGTTTCAATAAGATTTACCCGTGGGATCGAACATCAAGTTCCTATAATCTGCCACTCCCAGTGCATGAAAACGGCATAAAAGGGATGAAAAACATCGGTAACGTTGTATATATTCTTGCTGGCGGCAAAGGAAACATTTATAGCACACAGGGAACGTATGTGAAGCTGTTCAAGCACATCCCTGATTACATGACGAACAATGCGGCTTCGTTGCTTTCCAATCCAGTGTCATGGGGTGGCATCGCGGCCAGGAATGGCGCACTTCTATTCGGACTGCAGGGCCAAACATCTGGCAATAGTGGTGTCTACATCCTCTATGCCGATGGCCGCGCGCTCATGGATAACATGCCATCGACTGGCTCTGCACAGGTAAATGCAATATATGCTGCAAACGATTTTTACATCATCGGATACAATGGCGGGATCGATAACCACGATGGCACAAGATATGCCTCCTATGAGGCAGTGATCCACTCAGCGCTTTACCGCATTGCAACAAAATTAGGAAAGGGAACGTATTCCACACTTGAAGTCCAACTTGCCCGTGCTGGATCTGGCCACATTCGCGTGGGTTATCGCACCGATGTATCGAGCTCATTTACTACACTGGCCACATATACGACCGACAGCTCAACTCTTTCATACGAATCCGACATTGGTCTGATCGATATCGAGAACATACAAATTCAAGTTGAGATGGACGGGTCGCCCGACTTGCTCGAAATTCGTCTAATACCATGAACGAAGAACTCCAAAAACAAATAAATGATCTGCAAAGGCAGATTAATGATATGAAGCGAAACCCCGAGATTGTTGATCACCTCCACAACGGGTTCGATGTCTCTCGCGTTCGATTCGCTGATTTGGACACGGTATTCTATAAAGAGCAGACCATAAATCCAGGCAACTTGGCAGATGGAGCTGGTGAGACCCAGACAGTCTCTGGCATATCAGGTGCAAACCTTGGTGATTTCGTCATGTTCTCTGCGCCCTACAGCCTACAAGGCATTACGGTAACCGCCTACGTTTCCGCGACGGATACAGTGAGTATCAGAATCCAAAACGAAAGCGGTGGAGCTGTTGACCTGGGAAGTGGAACGTGGCGCGTTATGGTCATACGAAAACTAATATATTAAAATAAATCTATGAAATCCTATACCACACTGCGAAACACTTATGGGGTCGACACCAAAAACACGTCATCGGCCAATTTGACGCAGGGTGATGAATGGATGAATGACTTCCACAGGCGGTTACTCGCCAAAGCAAACTGGCCTTTTCTTCACCGCCCACGCACAATCTCAACCTTTGCGCCAAGCTCGACATTCACGGCCGTCGCAGCAACTGATATTTGCACTGCCGCAAGCACGATTCTCACCCTTACTGGGACCGAGGTAACATTCTCGTCGACCACCACGCTTCCTGCTGGCCTTTCAACCTCGACAACCTACTACCTCATCTACCAAAGCGCGACGACATTCAAAGTCGCAAGCTCCCTAGCGAATGCCTACGCAGGCACCGCGATCGATATCACAGACACTGGTACGGGAACGCACACAGTGAACATTCAAGAAACGTTCCAACCATTGCCATATGACGTCGATCTCGTCGAAAGCGTTTCGGTAAAAGTCGGCACCACAATCTACAACCCTACTCCATTCAACAGCCTCAAAGAATATAACCAGACTCGATCGGGAACCGACTACAAAGCCGACGCGCCCGAGAAGTGGTTCGTGAACGATCAAAAGCTTGCATTCTTCCCGCGCTTTTCAACCGCTGGCTACGTCGCAACGTTGCAATCAAAGATCCGAGTTCCCGATTTGAATATCGCGGACTACACCACAGGTACGGTCGACATCATCACGAACGGATCCCCGAAAGTCACAGGTTCAGGTACCAGCTGGACGACCCCCATGGTCGACCGCTGGCTTCGCGTAACGCATTCAAATACAGCGGCGTCGTCTGGCGATGGCGAATGGTATCGCATCGCTGCGGTCGAGAGCACGACGATTCTGTACTTGGACAGGCCGTATGGCGGTCGCTCACTCACCACTGGTGCAGCTGCCGCATATACGATAGGCATGATGCCATTATTGCCCGAGGCGTTTCATGACCTGCCTGAAATTTACGGAGCATATCGATATTGGGCAAAAGAAAAAGACGGACGCGCTGATGCATTCAAAGAAATGCTGGTCGACGGCGTATCAACCCTTTTCCAAACCTATGGCTTCAACGACATGTCGTTGGTGCTAGAGGACGGATATGGTGAAGAGTTCGTCATAAATCCTAACCTCACGGTTAGCCTATAACCATGGCATCAAACACATTTCAAAATTATAGCTTCTCGAATTCCCTGAAAACGATGGTCGATCCATTTGCACAACTGCTCAAAAAGCCAGCGGCCACTTCGACGTCGCCTGCACTCTTCACTCCTGTGTCGCCAAAACCTGTTGCGCCCGAGCTCAATCCCGCGCCGAATGTGAGCATATTGGCAGAACCGAAATACGTGCCTCCTCAGACACCAACCAAACCTACGCAACTTACGCAGGCGGGTAATATCCCCTCTGCGATCGTTGCAAGGCCAGGAACGCCCTCAGGTCCCATTTCTGCCCAATCAGTTGCTCCCAGACCAGTCGTACCCCAAATTACCCCCCCCACAGCCCCCACAGCCCCCACAACTGCCCCAGGAGCGGCTTTTGCCCCTGCGGTGCCACAAATATCGCCAGAAGCCATAAAAGCCCTGGATTTGGCCGAAAAGGCCTATGCAGCGAGCCAACAGATAAGTCCCGAAGAACTCTCTACCCAGGAAGACATAGACAAGATCATTGCGGAAGCAGAAAGAGCAAAACAGAGCGGACGGCTCGGGATGCAGGCAACATCCGAGCAACCGATTGCAATGGAGTTCATCACTGGCCAGCAACGCGCGATAGAAAATCGTCTCACAAACACACTGCTCGGCCTTCAAGGAAAAGCGGAGCCTCTCGAGCGAAAACTCGCTCGGATGCAAGCTGTGCGTCAAGCCTCAATCGAGGGTTCGAAATTCGCTCTCGATCGCGCCGACAAAGCAGTCGCCGCAGAACGCTCACGCATTCAGACTTCCAAAGAGGAAGCTGAAAGCGCACGACGCTTCGGTATCACCACTGGCCTGCAAGAAAAATCACTGGCGCAATCCAAAGCCGAAGCCGATCGGAAATTCGAAGAGGATAAGCGACAATTTGGTCTTGATTATGCCAATAAACAACGCGAGATTGCAGTCAAGGAAGCCGCAACGAGCAGTGGAGCTGGCACAGCAAACACAACGGATCGAATCGCTCTTGTGAAAAGCAGCCTACAGAAAGCAAAAAACCTCGCACACGCTTCAGGTAGAAGTGGATTAAGAAAAACAGCAGAGGGATTACTTATTGGAAGCACAGACTATACGAATCTTGTGGCAGAAACAAATACCTTGAGAACAAACGTGCTGACAATGATGACGGATCCCAACATTAAGAAGTTCTTCGGGCCTCAGATGTCGAATGCCGACGTTCAGTTGATGACATCGGCTGGCACGACCCTGAACCCCGAACTGCAAAGTCCCGAATCGATGAAGTCAGAGCTAGTGAGGTTGGAGGATCTGATCACTAGAATGGAAAACGCCGTTACAACAGGCGGTGGTTCTTCCGCTGGCGCATCATATAGTGGAGTAGTCCCCACAAACGATCCATTAGGACTATTCAAATAAATATATGGCTGAAAAAATGACAATTGAACAATTCGGCGCACAGATCAAGAGCAAGTACCCAGACTACGCGCAAGTTCCCGATGCCGAAATCGGGAATCGAATGTTGCAAAAGTATCCCGTCTATGCGGACAGGGTTCAGTCAGCAGTATCGCCTCAACCAGTTTCACAAGAAACACCGCAAAGCTCGTCAACTCTCGGTCGCGTTGCTGGTGCGGTGGGAAATTTCGGAGTGGGAGTTGCAAAGGGTCTTGGTAGCACAGTCTTTGGAATAGGTCAGCTTGCGGATAAGGTCATTCCAGGTCAACTCTTGCCCGAGGAAAAACCCGAATTCTTAAAGCCAAAAGGGACCGCCCAAAACATTGGTTTCGGAGCAGAGCAGATCGGCGAATTCTTCATACCAGCTGGACTTGCAGTGAAAGGCGCAAAAGCCATCGAGGGCGCCTCCGCGCTAAGCAAATTATCAAAAGCAGGAAAAGCAGGGAAGATAGCATCAGGCGCATTGAAACTCGGCGGTAAAGCCGCTATAGGCGCCACAGAGGCGGGTGCAGTTCGTGCCGCGCAAACTGGCGGCGACATAGAAGAAGTTAAGACTGCTGCAAAGTTCGGCGCGGCTGCTCCGTTTGTTGCTGCTGGAGTGGGAAAAGCCGTGACTGGTCTTGCAAAGAGAACACCGACAAACAGGTTACAGGAGATGACGAGAAACATCCGATCGCTTCAAAATGCATATGAGGAGGGTACAAAGCGAGTTAAGGTGAACGGCGTATGGACAGAAAAAAGCAACCCAATTAAGACGCTCGGCGAGAGGAAGCTAGTACCCGAAGTCGTGGACGCAAAAGTAGACACGACAAACATACTCGGAAAATTGCGCGAGGAACTTGACTCACTTGCAAAACCGCGCTCTACGTCACTCTCATCTTCGAGAAAAACAATCGCATTTAATGACTTCAAGAAAAGTGTGGTCAAGACAATTCAGTCTTCCCAGGAACTCAAAAATAGCGGCATGGTAGGTACCACAATGAAAAAAGCCGATTCCATTCTCAAGGACTTCAGAACGAGCTTTGGACAGAGAATCACACTTGATACTCTTGACAATATACGCCTCACAATGAACAAGCGATATGATCCCGAGTTGCGAGACGTGTTTCGTGCCATTGGTGATGCGGCGCGAAAGCATGTATATCACCTCGACCCAGCGTCAAGAACTATTCTCGAAAAAGAGGGCGAGATTTTGTCTGCAATAAGATTCGCAGAGGCGTTGCAAGGACGAGCGGTAAAAGGAGGTAGAGTTGGCGGGTATGTAAGCTCAATACTCGGCTCGATAGTTGGAGCGTCAACCCAGGTGCCAGTCGCAGGCCCGATTGTCGGAGCACTCGGCGGCAGGGCTCTCGATCGGGCGATACGAAACCTATACTTCAAAGCCCCAGGCGCACAAACCGCGCAATCACTGATCAATATAGGTAAGAGAGTATCGAATTTCGGCACTCCAAAGTGATGTGGATAAGCGACCGCCCGCTATTGTAACAAACATGATATAATAAAACTATGGCATTCAAAAAGGGCAACACAATCAACAAAGGAAGAAAGCCGTGGAATACGGGCAAAAAACGACCTCCGTTTTCACGTGAAACGATGGCGTGAGTCAGTTTTCAAGAGAGATAATTACCAGTGCGTTTGGGGCGGCGAAGAACACGGAAGCAAAATACAAGCCGACCACATCAAACCATTCGCCTACTTCCCCGAGCTCCGCTTCGCAATCGACAACGGCCGAACGCTCTGTGAAGAATGCCATCGAAAAACAGAAACGTATCTTAAAAAATTAAATTAAAAACATGCCAAACGAACAAGAACAATTCAGGTCAGGAGCGGAGATTGATATTCGTCCTGAGTCCGAAAAAATAAAAGACTACAAATTCGAGGAAGTTGTAGCAAGCGTCAATCCCGTAAATTGGATTGAAAAGACCCCCGATCAGTGGAGGAAGTTTCCCATTTTCAACCAGAACGGAAGTGGGAGCTGTGTAGCTCAAACGGAAGCGAAAGAGATGGGCATAATGCGATACTTGAAAGACGGGAATTACGTACACTTTAGTGCCACAGACATCTATTCACAGCGATCCAACAAACCCGCTAGCGGTATGGGTGCCATCGATGCCCGCACGATCGTGAAAAACAACGGCGCAACGCTCGAAGTGCTCACGCCATCGCAAGGTCTAACCGATCAGCAAATGGACACCGTCGTCGTCGAACCGCACAAGCGGGAAGTCGGCCAAGTCTTCGCTGTGCCGAACTTCGTGGAACTGCCCGCCAAAAACATCGATGCCCTTGCGTCATTCATTCAGACGACCAAGAAAGGCGTGATGGTGTGGTTCTACTTCGAGTACCGCGAATGGACTGACCACCCCGTCGTCATGAACCCCGCACTCGATCTCTATGCTGGCTCAACGAGCCGACACTCGGTTACTGCCGTTGACTTCGCCCTCGTGAACGGCAAAAAATGCATCATCATCGAAGACAGCTGGGGTCCGAACTTCGGCCTCGGCGGTCAGCGCGTGATCGATGAGGACTTCTTCAATGCCCGCAACTGGTACGCTGGCTATCTGATCAACTTCCGCTTCGACGACCAAACACAACCCCAGCCGTCCCCTATACCCCAACCAAAGCCGAAGTACACATTCACCAAGACCCTCCAATTCAGCCCAGTGTTCACGGTCGATGCCGACGTAAAGGCATTGCAGGACATCCTCAAATACGAGGGGTTCTTCCCTGCCAATTCGCAAAGCACAGGATACTATGGTAGTATTTCAAGTAAGGCAGTTTTGGCTTGGCAAAAGAAGCACAAAATTGCCCCAAATGATGAACTCGACAAATTACAAGGGAGAATCGTCGGGCCAAAAACGCGCGCCGTGCTCAATCAAATCTACTCCCAGTAGATGCTTTGAATGTGGTAAAATATATGAGGTGGTACCATCCCGAAAAAACAAAACTTCGATCATAAAAAATAGTCAATAACACCATGCAAACATTATTTGAATTCAGCCCTCTCATCATGGCGATCGTGCCAGTCATTCTCGGATTGGTGCAGGTCGTGAAACAGGTAGGTCTTCCCAGCCGATTTGCTCCCCTCGCATCAATCGCGATCGGAATCGGTCTTGTTGCTCTCACAGGCGTCGCATGGCAAGCGTTCGTCGTGCAGGGCATCATCGCTGGTCTCGCAGCGTCAGGCCTCTGGTCTGGCAGCAAGGCCACGATTCAAGGCTAACGCCTTGGACGCAATGGGAGGGCGCGAAAGCTCCCCTACTATGACCAAACACAGGAAATTCGCCGCGACCACAATCGCAGCGATCATAGTGACCCTGATAATCATCTTCTTCCTCGTCCCTCATACAGCCAGCCAAACCAACGGATCGTCGCAGGCGCCTGAGGTTCCGACCCCTCAACCACCGCCTGCGCTATCCCACCGCCAAGAAGTATGGTTAAACGTCCTCGAATGGTGTGAGAGCCGCGGCGATCCAACCGCGCTCAACCCAGAGGACCGCGACGGAACCCCGAGCTACGGAGCATTCCAGTTCAAGCTATCAACGCTCCACCACTATGCAACGCTCTACGGTGTCATCCGTGACGTCGAGAAGGACGAGATCATGAACCTGATCAATGACTACGACATCCAACGCAAAACGGTCGCTGAAATGATCCTCCACCAAAACGACATCAACTGGCACCAGCAATTCCCAGCGTGCGTCAAGAAGTTCGGACTGCCACCCAAAAATTGAGCCAAAAACGTTGTGGAAAACACCCTATACAAAATAGGGTGCTTTTCCTATATAATAAATCCATGAGAACTTGTGAAGAGTGCAAACAACAAATTCCTCAAGGTAAAAGGAAACATGCTATCTATTGCTCAATGAAATGCAAAAAGAGAGTAGAGATGCGAAGCCGATATAGACGATACAAACCAAGGGGATACCATATCAAGAGATTGATCCAACTTTTGCGTGAAGCACTTGGTGGAAAATGTATTAAATGCGGATCTCGACAAGGATTGCAGATTGATCACAAAAAACCCATCAATGAAGGAGGTCCAAATTGACTCAATAATGTTCAACTTCTTTGTCGAAAATGCCATCATGATAAGACAATGCGCGACCAGTTTACAAGGAAAAATGTCGGTGGATACCCAAAAAGTCACGTAAAATAAGGGTTTTTTCGCTATTATAGTTATCCACACCAATCGTTTGACTATACCAACCGCCCGCCATATACTAAAAATAGCTGATGTGGTCGCGGGAGATAACGCAATAGTATGCTCCATCGTCACAGGCGGCCTCTGAAAAAAAAGGAGGACTCCCGCCCACCAGCTAAAAGGTCGAAAGTTACAAACCCCGCGCAAACAGAGAACGCGAATGAAAAAAGCAATCTCTCGGAGCGCGATAACATAAAATCGCACATGCAAACATTCTACGAGCCAACGCCCAAAGGCGAAAAGCTCATGATATGGATCTGCTCAATCGTCGCAGTCCTCGCGGTGATCGGCTTCCTCAAATGGACAGCCGACCGCGACGAAAAACTGATGAGGTGGGCTGATGCATACGAAAAATGCGTCATGACCGAGTACCGAACCACACCGATGGAATGGTACTGGGACCACGACGAAACGTATCCCGAGTGTGATCCAAAACCCTATCATGCTGACCAAACAATGGGAAACTGACATCGGCGATACAGTCCTATGCGACTACTGCAATGAGGACTTCACTGATGAACCCAACTCGCTCATGACAGGTGGCATTCTTGTCGGATCGAACGCCATATACCCGCACTGCCAGCCCGAGGCAATGGAGAATCTCAAAAAATACAACGAAGAAGATCACCTCATTGATTGCGCCGCCGCAGGCGAAACCTTCAAGGACTTCGTACTGCGAATCCGCAACGGAAACAACTCGGTTGCATTCTTCGCAGGCGAGTAGTTATCCACTCGATAAAGTAGCGACTGCCCGCTATAATTAGCGAAAGGTCGAACATTAAAAATTAACCAAACTGACATGACAACAACTGATGAAAAAGCGGTAGAGGTATACCAAGCTAAGGCAGATGAGTTACTCATCAAACCAGCTGAATCTCTCACCATCACTTCACCAGAACAAAATGTGGTAGTGACCGAGAGATTGGCGAAACTCAAAAAACTTGGCAAGGAAATCAAAACCGAGAAAGAAAAAGCCACCAAACCCATTAACGAAGCTCTACGGAAAGTGCGTGAGTGGTGGGCTCCGCTTGAAAAGGCAGTAGAAGATGCAGAGTTAAAACTCGCATCATCGCTACTCGTCTATAAGCGAAAGGTGGAAGAAGAAGCCCGCAAAAAAGAGGCACAAATTGCGGCTCGGGTTGAGCGCGGCACAATGAAACTCGAAACTGCCGAGCGAAAACTCGATCAGGTTCAACGTGTCGAAAAACACACAGATACTTCATTCGGTAGGATTCAATTCCGAAAAGTCAAAAAGGTGCGAATCACCGATCCAAATCTCGTGCCTGACGAATACTGGATCATTGACGAGGTGGCATTGCGAAAAGCCATGATCACAGAAGGCAAGCAAGTGCCAGGAGCTGAACTCTACGAAGAAGAGTCGGTATAGATATGGCATAAGCATCAGGACCGAAACACCCACAATGGAAAGGCGATCGTGTAGGATACACCGCCCTCCATGAATGGGTCACAAGAAAACTTGGAAGCCCTCGATATTGCGAGGAGTGCAAAAACTCAAAATTAAAGTCGACACAATACAACTGGGCAAACAAATCAGGAAAGTACAAACGAGAAGTTTCGGACTGGGTGCGTCTATGCATTCGGTGCCATCGGAAGCTCGACAAATCGACTCCCGACTTCTGCGAATGTGGCAAACCACACTTCGCAACAGGCCGATGCAGGACACATTACTTCAAACATTACAACCATGAAAAAAGAGGAAAAAATCAACAAAAAAACCACCGAAACGGAAGTGGTGGAATCAAAACCAGAGTCTTCCGAAAAAACGGCCGATCAGCTTAGTGAAAAAGACCGCAAGGAGGTCCGAATCATCGAGCGCGTAATCGAAAACCGCGAAATCGCGCCCGCAGATGCATTCGGAAAGCTCACCCGATCGCAAGTTGAGCTGATCAAACGAACAGTCGCCAAAGGCGCGTCAGATGACGAGCTCCGACTCTTCGTGCAGGTCTGCAAAGGCGCAAATCTGAATCCATTCCTGCGCCAAGTTCACCTCGTGCCGCGTTGGGACAGCAAATCAGGCGTCGAGGTCCGTGCAATTCAAGTCGGCATAGACGGTTTCCGCGCTGTAGCCGAATCAAGCGGTGCCTACGCAGGCAACGATGACCCGATCTTCGATGGCGAACATGAGATCCCGTTCACGAAGTACGAAAACAAAAAGCCAATCGAAGCGAAACTGACAGTGCCAGGCAAAGCGACAGTAACGGTCTACAAGCTCATGGATGGCCAGCGCTACGGCTTCACCGCTACCGCGCGGTGGGAGGAATACTATCCAGGCCAAAAAATGGGCTTCCAATGGCACATACGCCCCTACCTGATGCTCGGCAAATGTGCCGAAGCCTTGGCTTTACGCAAGGCATTCCCTAAGCTGTTGAGCGGCATGTATGCCAGCGAAGAAATGGATCGCACCGCCCAAGCGGACAACGATGTCGCAAAGGTGCAAAAGGGCTTCCAAACCCTGATGACCGCCGTCACAAAGGCGAGTCTCAAAGAACTCGAGGACTACAAGTCGAAAATGGAATCCTCCGACAAATACTCGGAGGACCAAAAGGCCGAATTCCTCGAAGTGGTCGAAAAACGAATCGCAGAATTAAAAGTCGCAGATCAAAAATAACCATGCTACGACCCCGCCAATATCTCTCATTCAGTCAGATGACGAAATTCGAGATGTCACCTGAAAAATTCCTCGAAGAGTACGTCTACGGCCAGCGTGGCCGAATCTCCCGCAACATGGCGTTCGGGTCGCAGTTGGCTGACGGCCTGATGGACGAGGAGGCGAACGGTGACCCCCTCCTCGACCTCATGGCCTCACGTCTGCCCAAATTCGAGCGCATGGACATGCCTATCGAGCATCCGCGCGGCATCGAGGTAGAGTACGCCCGCAAAGACAAGAAAATGGCCGTCAAAGTGCCAATTCTCGCCGATGAAGACGGCTCAATCCCGATCCTCGCCGTGCCTGACACCGCCAAAAGCGATTACAGCGCATTCAAGGAATACAAAACCTCGGTGCGACGCTGGACGCAAAAAATGGTAGACGAAAGCGGCCAAGTCACGTTCTACACGACTGCGATATGGCTCGCCACAGGTGCAATCCCCGATGATATCGAACTCGTGAACATTGAAACAACCTACCAAGACGATGGCCGACTGACAGTCACAGGCGAAATGTTCCGATTCCCAACAAAACGCACCATGGCCGACGTGATTAAGATGACCAGGCGCATGCGACATGCATGGGCTGGCATTAAAGACCTCTGCGAAAAAGAACTAATCTAACCAAAACAATCACCATGCATCTAAATAAATCCCTCATCTACGGAAACATTACCAAGGACCCCGAGCTGAAATCGCTCCAAAGCGGAGCCAGTGTGTGTAGCTTCTCCGTGGCCACCAACCGAACGTGGATAGGCAAGGACGGCAAGAAGCAGGAAGAGTCCCAGTTCCACAACATCGTTTGCTTCGGCAAAACGGCCGAAAATGTCGCCCAATACATGCGGAAAGGATCCCCAATCCTCATTGAGGGACGCATCCAAACCCGATCGTGGGAGGCAAAAGACGGATCAAAACGATATACAACCGAAATTGTAGCCGAGCAGGTGCAATTTGGGCCCAAAAAGGTCGACAGAAACGACGACAGTGGGCGCGATGACGCAGGATTCGAGCAAAATCAAGCCCAGGGCGACGAGATTTTAACCGAAGACCTGCCATTCTAGCGACCGCTCGGTTATCCACAGATTGTCCAGTTGCAGTTAAATATGGCACGTGCCACAATAAAACCATGAGAGGCAATCACAAACACGGCTACTTCGGTACCACAACGTATAGACGTTGGGCTGACATGAAACGACGTTGTGACACCCCTACCTCAAACCGAAAAATATACTTCGATCGCGGCATAAAATACTGCAAAAAGTGGGCGACCTTCGATGGATTCCTTGAAGACATGGGGGAATGCCCATCGGGATATTCATTGGACAGGATCAACAACGAAAAAGGGTATTTCAAGTCGAATTGCCGATGGGCTACTCCCAAGGAGCAATCAAGAAACAGACGATCGAATACACTCTTAACCTATAGAGGGAAAAGCTTGACAATCAGCGAGTGGAGCGAAATTACTGGAATCAAACGGAGCACGATTGCACAACGGTACTACGTATACGGCTGGTCGGTTGACAAAGCCTTAAAAAAATAATATGGCAACACGAAGAATGATATCAAAAAGCATAAGCACATCAACGAAGCTCTCGAAAGTAAGTGACTTCGCAGCCCTGCTCTTCACGTGGATTCAACCACACTGCGATGACGGCGGGAATATGGATGCAGACCCGATCGTCGTTCGAGGCCTCGTCGTGCCGATGCGAAAGCAGACAGTCGAGGAGGTTGCCGTCGCGCTCAAAGAACTTGAAGGCGTCGGCCTAATATCGCCCTATGAAGTAAACGGAACGCAATATCTCCATGTCGAGCAGTTTGAAAAACATCAAACTCTGCGTGGCGATCGACCTGACTTCCGATACCCTGATAACCCAATGGCAACCATAGGAAAACCTAGTGGAAACCAGCGGTCAACCAATGTGAAACCCAACAGAACGGAACAGAACGGAACAGAACGGAACAGAACAGGTATGCGCGACAAACCACAAGTCAGTTTCGATGAGTTTTGGAACGCATATCCTCGAAAGGTGGGGAAACCAGCAGCGTCGCGCGCTTATGCACGCCACCATGTCACCCCCGAACTCCAAAAGAAAATGCTCGAGGCGATCGAACGGCACAAGAAAAGCAAGCAATGGATGAAAGATGGGGGGCAATTCATCCCCTATCCTGCCACCTGGCTCAACCAAGAGCGCTGGAATGATGATATCGAGGCGGGAAAGCAAAAGGTCGGGGGTGGTAAATTCGAGAACGTGA